CTTCATCCACCCACCGTAATATCCGCCGCGAGCAACGCTCACAGCAATCTTCAAGTGATGACAATGAACCAGAAGTTCGTACTTCAAGATCTGCAGAGGTAGAAACCAATGCTTTTTATGTTATGAAGAACGCAAATTCTGATGATGATTCTTATGAGGAATTAGAGTTGGAAGAACTGTACCCTAGTGAAGAAGAAAAAGAATTCTTAGCCACTATTACCGTACCTAGTACAGCCGGACTCGATGATTTACAACAACTCAATGAGAACATCAAAATGTTCAGTAAAAAGAACACACGATTTCCAAAACCTAGAAGTGCAGCAGGTATTCAAGCTGACGTAAATGCGACATGGCATAAATTAGGGTTTGAAGCAGATCAGGCTACCGTAAGGGCCTTTTCAAAATCTGCATTTTTTAGACCTTATTTCAATGCTATTTTTATGTTTTTTTGTCCATTTCTTTTCCTAGATTCAGCACTTAGGAGTCATTGGAAGTGGGTCCGTAAGGTCACACTTCTTATTGTTATGGCTCTTTACTTGATACTTATAGGCTTAACGATATTCTTTCCACCCTGTGTGGTTTTATTAATAGGATTGCATGTGACTACTTATATAACTGTTTGTGGCTATATACAAGCCGAAATGGTAAGTCAGTATAATGTCAAACCAAAAACTTTGTATGCATATGGATATTCATTATGGCAAATGAATGTTTTTCATCAGGAGTATATGGATCCAGTAAATCCATTACATATTTTCACTAAATTGAGAAAGATATATAACCAACCTGGAAAATATTTTGTCAAATATGCTACAGATTTAGTTGTTTCAGTTGCATTATTTTTATTAGATTTACTAACAATCTATGTTGTTATAAAAGCAATAAGATCTTTAATGACTATGATATATAATACAGTAAAAGAGAGATTTGAAAATATGGAGAGTTCGAGAGGTTCTCGTCAAAGAGAAAAAATACCCTGGACTCAAGTACCAAGAATAGTTTTATCTATTTGCTCCGACCATATAGTAAATATCTTTCAATATGTTTTTTTAGTTTTCATCTTAGTTGATAATTATCATAGGATTTATAAAATTTATCTTAAATTTAAAGATTGGCTATTATCAATCGTAGATTGGTTATTTGATGAACCTTCTATGTCGCAGGAATATACATTTATAGCTCTTTTGCGTATTTGCACGGATAAGAAAAAAGTGCAAGCAACTTTGTCCAAAATTTATATTAATTTGGGCAAAGCTTTTAAAAGCTTTACTCCATTAAAGTTAGCAAAAGGATTATTCCGCTTCACAGTTGTGTTTGTCTTCGCTATTTTTTATTGTTTCTTTATAGTGCTCTATTTTGTTTATCAAAATAATAGGGTATTTAAAGCATCTTCTAAAGATTTTAAAAGAAAATTAGAGTCCTCAGATCCAGAAAAGGAAGATGAAAAGGAAGCAAGAAAAACCAAGAAGAGAAAAGTAGGTAAACATGGAGATAAGAGTGGTTATGGCAAGAAAAAGATTAAGCGAGGTGCTAGTGGTAGACCCTCGGCTGCTAGTTTATATGAAATTTATGATGAACTCGATCTTAGTTATGAGCCAGACTATTCTATGGATTTCCTTCAAGAATATGTTGACTTTTATGATGAAATGTTAATGTATCAAGTCCGAGCTTTTAATGACGAAACTGCTAAAGATGATTTAAAACTCTTTAATGAAACAGGTATATTCGTCGTTAATGATGATGTTTTTCAAATGACAGATTATAATAGTTTTGACTATTTCGGACGTTATGTCGATTATGAATCAAACACACATATTACTATTCATGACTTATCTTTAGATCCTCAATATTGTAATCCGGAAATAATGTCTAAGTTATCGGCCCTTCAAACCGTAGCTAAGTACAATGACATACTTCCTAAAGCAACTTTTCAAAGGTTGTCACGAGATGAAGTTATCTCTCGTGTTCGAGAATTAAAAGAAAAGAAAAATAATGTGTTAGCCGAACCTTATAAAGCAGATGAACAACCAGCTTTAGAATCAGAAGGTTACGACATAAATAAATCGTTTCATATAGAAGTTCCTAATAAAATCTCTACTTTTTCACGAGGTAAAAAAGCAACATGGATTGCGAAAGCAATTAAGTATGCTGTTAGTCAAGATTTACCTTACGCTACAATCTCAAAGAAACATGTAGAAAAAATCGGAGTTCCCTTATCAGCCGATTATTTAACGAAAATACATGGTGACATGTGTTATGTGTTAGATGTGGATCAATTTACCACTTACTTAAAAGAAGTAAGAAAATCCGCTAAAGATAATTCTACACCCCTTGAGACAAAGTCTGATATCCCACCTAAGAAGATGACAAAGACCGTGGAAAAGAAACCTACTAAAACCAAAGTCTATAAAAAGAAAGAAAATAATTTAGAAAGTTATAGTCCTATTAGTAAGCAAGTTCCCGTTTCTAAACATGAGCATATTCTCTTCCGTATTACATCACAAGATGATGGTTCTTTTAATTACGGATTTATTACTCAAGGTAGTTTAATTACTACAGCTCATGGTTTTGAAGACGCTACTAATTTAATTATTAAACAGGAAACAACTGGTGCAGAAATTGTGGTTCCTAAAGCTAAATTTCAGAATAGTAAGAAAAATAAAGATTTAATTTATTTTCCTAATGCAATTTCTTCTTTACTTAACGCACCTGGTTTCAAGAAACCTGAAAAGTTGAAAAGTGCATCTTTCCCTCCAACTAGTTTAAGTGGTTACATATATGTACACAATCAAGATACTTTCGAGTTACAAGCCGCTCAGGTAGACCTAAAGTCCTGTAGTCATGGCATGTCAACAAAGAAAGGTGATTGTGGTTCTCCTATTATAGTAGAGTACACCGGCGCCTTATACATAGTTGGTATTCATTATAGAGGCAAACAATTTTATGTAGGAGCTAACTCCTCTTATACGAATGGATTTTATCCAATTAGTGACCTCTCTGATGTACTAGCAGTAAAAACTATAACTGAGGATCAGTTAAACTGATTTTCCCAGGACTAGATCCTGGGTCATTATCTGGTGAGTTTCATTGGTTACAACAGTGTAATCGATCACCTATTTATAGACCCTCTTCTAAAAACTTAAATTATCTGTTTAGTGTCACAAAGTATCAAACACTAAAAGATGACCCTCAAGTTTATATCCGAGATGAACAATTCTTAGACTACCAAATTAGAAATAATATCCCTACCCATCATATTAGAGCCCAAGGAACTAAAAAATCCCTGGCCGTAGCTCTTAAAGGCTACGATCATGATGTAGATTACTTATACACATGTGAATGGGATAGAGAAAATTATGAGGTGGTAAGAGATTTTAAAGATCCTTTATCAGAAGAATTGTTCGAAGTAACTATGAGATACATAGTTAAACAACTTGAACCGTGTTCCTGGCGGTTTGTAGATATTCCCGGTGATTTCGTTTTAACAACATCATATGGATTTTTTGAACATCACAATCATAAAGATAAAAGGCATTTATTTGCCTGTAAAGATTGTATGTTGGTTCTTCAAAACCTATTCAAAAGTAATCCTGAAGGTAAGAAATCATCTTTGTGGAAATACTCCCTTAAAGAAGAAATTCTCCCGGAACATAAGGTATTCCAAGATCTGAAATGTAGAGGATTCATTATACCTCCTTTATATAGATTATGGTATCAAAAACAAGTTTCCAGCCAATTTAACTATCGCTTGAAAGATGTAGAACAAAATGTTATGTATGGTTTTACAAAGCAATATGGCGGTTGGAATAGATTTTGCTCGATACTTGATGAAAAGGCTACTCTTATTATAGAAGAGGATGCAAAGTATTGGGATAAACAAACTCGTTTTAAAGATATATGCTATGATATTCGTAAAAGACTCAACATAGATTCAGATCCGGTCATCCGTGATAAAGCTATTAGGATTTTATTCAACAATAAATATGATGAAGCACATACTTTATTTCTAACTCCGACAGGAGAGGTATATCAAAAATTTATTGGACAAAATTCTGGTAGTGAAGATACTACAACAGATAATACTATAGTTCATCTTTTTATAATCATTTACTATTATTTAGCAAAACATTATGACCTGTATGGTGAAGTTATGCCATACCACACTCTCCATCATGTGATGAATGATGTTATATTCTCAGATGATGTGGTTCGTAAATATACTGTCTTAACACAACAATATTATGACAGGAACCTCATGCCGCAAATTTACTCCAAATTTGGTGCTCGTCTTTTGATAGATGATCCTGAAAAGCATCAAGAATTTAAAAGCATGGAAGGGTGTAAGTTCTTAGGTTATACAGCTAAATGGGTAGGTGACCATTGGGGATGGACTTTCGATTTTTCTCGCGTTGTTGCAGCATTTATGTACCCCGCTAAGAAAACTTTGAAATATAGTGTAAGAGAGTTGGCAGAGAAATATATAACTCTATTGGGCCTACTCCGTTATATGGATGAGTTTGAGATAATAGCACCGTTTGTTAGGAATTATCTAAAAACAAATGGATTAGATCATTTATTATATAGATGCGATCAACAGGTTAGGTGTAGGGAATATGTGAATCATGAAAACTGGATGGTGGATGGTTTAAATCAATATGAATGATTCGCTCAAACATATTCAAAGACACGCAAACGCACTCTCAAGTAGAGTACCACGCTCGCAAGTTAATACACCACGTAAAAGCGCACCTAACCAAGCGCAAGAAAAACAAAATAAAAGGAAAGGCAAAAGGCGAAGAAAGAGGAATCTTACAAATGGCCGCAGAAGCTCTAATGGATCTGCTCCATCTTCCAAAAACCGCACTAAGCAACGTGCTGTTAAAGGGAGCAGACTTGTTACTACCTCAGCTCCTAAAACTTCTATGAGGAATTTTCGATCTAATCTCCATTCCCCGGAGCCTTATCGACATACTTTCGAGTATGATTCTGATAAGATGGTGGAGAAAGAACCTATGGAACGATCTTATCGTACCAAGATTGAAGATATTGAACATTCTGTTACAGCTATGGCTGGTTCCGAATATTTGACGACCATCTCTATTACAGATGATGATACTAACCCCCTTCAAACTATTCAAGGAACACCTCTTTATGCAATACCATTAAATCCAAATTTTCTAGAAGGCACTAGATTAGCAAGATTAGCAACGTTATTTCAACAGTATCGTTGGAAAGGGCTTGTGGTTGAACTAGTTCCTATGATGTCAGCAAATGCATCCGGTTCAATCGTTTCCTACATGACATATGATGCATCTGCAAATCCTACGATGCTTAGCGGTGATCAATTGATAAGAACTGCTATGGCGCATCAAGGTGCATCACTATGTCAGGTGTTCAGATACTCCAGAATTTATATGGATGAAGAACATCTAAAACAACCCTTTTATACAGCGGTAACTGACGAAGCTAGATTTGAAATGCCTGGTGTACTATATATAATAGCAGCATCAGATATCTCTGCAGGCCTTTCTACAACGACTGTAAATTATCCAGCTTACAATGTGATAATTCATTATGAAATTGAGATGTGGGAAAGAGGGTTGGATAACGTTAATGAATCCCCTCTAAGTGAGACTTTTGCTCTCGATATATCAACCGCATCTGATGGACCAAGTGTGATTGTTCCTAGTTCAGCATTTACAACTCCGCCCCCGGATGATGTAAATTTCGGAATAATAAATTACACTACTTGTTCTTCAACTTCAGACAATTTCGAAGTTTTTGATGATATGGGATCCTTCGATCTGCAATATACTACTTTGTATGTATTCCGAGGAAATACAGCAGCAACTTTTGACAGTTGGTGGCATTCTCGGTCGGTCCCAAACGCTCTAGATCAAGAACGAATAAGTTGGTCAGTTCAAAACGCAGAGGTAAAAAGATTAAATGGTAAGGTTTGGTGGTATACTACCACAACAAACAACAATTAACTTTTATTTTATACGTATAAGCAGCTATGCTTGATTGAAGAAATAGCACTAAATGGATAGCCCTGTTTAAAAAGACAGAAACAATTGGCGATTGTATCCTGGCGAGCAACTGACATTTATGTTGGGTTGTCTCTTTTCCAAAAGGCAATAATTAATAAAGGTATGCAATCTTTACAGATTGATGGATTTGGCCTCCATCCCTAGCAGAGCAAGGAAAAGCACAAAACTTCCCG